ATAATACTAAATGATAATGCCGTATATTCTGTTTTATGTTTATCAATCTCTTTTTGTTTTGGGGTAGTATTAGTTAAATTATTAGCATGAGTGATAAACATGACATTGAAGACACTACATGAAATCAAAGGATTATTCCCGAGGTATTTACATCGCCAACATGAGATAATACTAATCGGCAACCCATCTAAAGACGTAATCGAAAAGTACAATAAAGCAGAACTAGTAGACAAAGAAGAACTAAAACAATCAGCAATAGAATGGATAAAAGAATTAAGAAAAAGAAATATTACAGAAATTCTACCCTCGAGTTATTTGTATGCATTCAAACCAGAATTAAAAGAGGAATATACTTTAGCAGTACTTCAATTTATTCGTTTCGTTTACAACATAACAGAGGCTGATTTGAATAGTAACAATAATCCAAAACCTATAAAACGCAAAGAGCCAGCGCCATTACCGAAGAACAGAAGCAACACAATAGACTCTAATCACACACATTGGGTGAAGCAACTTAAAGCGCAAGGTGTAAATGTATTGATGCCGATAGGAGAACAAATGAATCGCATTAAGGGATACATAAAAACAGAGAATCCACACCAGAACGCAGGATGTATATTCCAAGATGATGATGGCACTTTCGGGCTGTTCGGCGATATGGGGGCCACAAACATCACAGGCATAAAATGGGAAGATTTAGGTCTATGCGATGCACGATGTTGGTATGAATGGATGGACACAACTTCTAAATAATAAATACCCTTCTCGATTAAAGTCTAAATAATAAGTACTCGCCAGTATAACTATCTCTCTATGCAGTTTAACTTACCTAGTATATTCCGTTCTGAAAAACCAACAGGTAAACTTGGCTATATATCTTCTAAAAACGAAACTAAAGAAGCATTCAAAGGCGAAGTAAGCGACATACCAATCAATTTCCCGAAACAGTTAGGCGCAGCGCATCCGTTTAGTTTTGAAGCGATGGAGGGAGTATATAAGACAATCGGAGTCATTAACGGAGGTATAAATAAAATCACTGATGCGGTAGTTGGCGATTTCTCTTATACTACAAAAACAAAAGAAGCAGACAAGATAATAGCTGAATTCATTAAAAATACTAATTTCACTTCTGTCCTAAGAGAATGGATCCGGGAAGGATTCTCAAAAGGAAACGGATTCTTAGAGCTAGACCTAAAAGGAAAAGGCATCCGGGTCTTGAATGCAAATACGATGTACGTTCTCCGTGACGACAAAGGAAACGTCAAAGGCTATAATCAATGGATGGGCGATTTAAAGAGATATACAAAAAACAAAAAAGAAGTAAATAACTTCAAACCACATCAGATTGCGCACCTGAGAATAAACAAAATAGCCGGCGAACCATACGGGATAGGCATAATATACCCTAACGAAAGAACAATAGAGAACATGGTATTAAACGAGCAGGATTTACAGAAATTAATCAGCAGAAAAGCGGGCGCGCCGATTCATGCTGCGGTAGGGCGTGAAGGCGAACAAGTGAATCCAGATGATGTAGATACTTTCAAAGAGAGCTTACAAGTGATGAACAATCGCACCGAGTGGGTAACTGATTCTAATGTTAAAATGAATGTGATAGACTTCGGGCAGATTGGCAAGAATCTTACTGATGTATTGGACCACGATATGCTACTAGTCGCTTTCGGTATGGAGATACCGATAGTATTATTCGGAGGAGGGAATATCCCTGAAGGACTGGCAAAAGCGCAGTCCGAGATATTCCAAAGAAAGATGGCAGTAATCCAGGAAGAGATAGAGAGCATAATCGAAGAGCATATATTCAAACCATTATTAGAATCACATGACATTAATGAAAATGTAGATTTCAGTTGGAACTTACCGGGCGAAGAGGAGATAAACAATCGAATAGACAGACTCACAAAACTAATTGAGTCCATGAACACGTCAGAACCACTTAGGAGAATGTGCGAGTTAGAGATAGCTAAATTACTTGATATGGAAGATGCGCCAAAATATCTCTCAAAACCCGAAAAGGAAACGCCCGAAGACGAACAGAAACCGCCTGAAGACGACAAACAACCAGAATACCCGAAAGACAAACCTAAAGAAGACCATATATTTTCACATAATATCTACACCGAATCAGAACGCGAAGAGACAGGCAAGATGAGCATAAAAGAGTTCGCTAACCTGAAAGAAAACAAGAAAATGACGTATTCCGACTATCTTCAAGATATACTAACCGTCTTGAAAACAGATAAATTCGAGTTTCTAGCAGCAATCACAAGCACAGATATCGCAAACGGCAAGCTATCAGGCACACAGATAGAGAAACTAAGGGACATATTACAGACCGCATTCAAAGAGAACCAGACAATAAAAGAGATAGAAAAAGAGATAACAGACACATTAGACCTGAAAGACGTTAAAAAAGACGGGAAAGTAATCGTAAAATCATCTATCAGGCCCAACACAATCGCAAGAACGGAAACAGTACGCGCGGCAAATAAAGGACTAATCAAGACATACAAGAAAAATGATATTAAAAAAGTTAAATGGCTTGCCGCAGTTTCAGAGCGCACATGTGAGATATGCAACGCACTACACGGCCAGGTATTCGACATAAATACGGTCAGCCCTCCGCCGATTCACCCCCGCTGCAGATGCTCATTATTGGCAATTATAAAGTGATAGAATGAATATACGAAACAAACCATTATGTAAGAATTATGATAGATGCGGAAACGAAGCGATAACCATGATAAATGGAATGTGGGTATGTTCGGCATGTTTAATCCGAGTTCAAGAGAAAATCAAAAAACTAAAAGAAAAAATACTATTGGAGGAATGATAAGTTGAGCGGCATCGAAGGTACATCGGGGAGCCTTACTGGGACAACCCACAGGGCAGAAGTCACTGCAGACAATAAACTCGCTGTTTATGATAGTGTTATAAGCGGAGTATCTGTCCTTGAAGAAGGTTTAGTAGTAATGACTCATAGACATTGGAGAACTACTAAATGTTTAAATTATTCAGCTGGTTCAACATTCTATGAAATACCTCAAAATGGAAGTGCATCTATTTTATTTGATGTAGGAAGTGTAAATGGACATTTTAGTATCAGTACAGAAGCAGACGGCGATACTAAAACTGTATTTATGGAGAACGTTCATGTTTCCGCAAGTGGAGTAGAAATACCAATATTCAATAGAAGAAGAGATTGTTCAGAAATAACAAATTCAAAAATATTTGCTAATCCTACTATAGGTGCAGCAGGAAGTGGAGATGTTATATGTAGTTCGTTTTTGTTAGGTGGTTCTGGTATTGATACAAAATTCGTAACAGCACAAGTATCTGCAGGAGAAGGAGAAACAGACTGGATATTATCCGCCGGTTCGAGTTATATGATTAAATTTGACAATATCGCAGGAAGAGCAGCTACAGTTGTCTGGGATGCAAAATCACACACACATTTAAATGGTGCATAATCATGGCAGGCAGATACGAATTTGAAATCAAACAGTTCCTGTACGAAATCAGGGACATAATGAAAGACGCAGAAAACGTACCGAACAATACAGGAATAAGATTCGACCCGTTTTTATTTTATTTGTGGAAGGCGAGCAGAAAATGACACTAGAACGCAGGATATTAGGATTGAAACATAGAGGATGTCTGATAGACTCACAGACGCGTCAGAGTGTAGTGACTGCCAATCATACGGGGGATATTGTATATCCGCTTCAAGGCCCAACATCAATCTCAAACAAGTCAGAATACATCACCCCGTCCAGAGAACGAACATTAAACCCGACACAACATTTAAATCTGAACGAAATGGGCGAAGATAAGAACATAATCAAAAGAGTACAAGATAGCAGATACGTGAGGTTAGATTAAAGTGCCAATACCCAAGCCAAAAAAAAGTGAAAAAGAACAGGAGTTCATAAGCAGATGCATGGGTTCAGACCTGATGCGCGACGAATATCCAGACCAAAAGCAACGGTCAGCGATTTGTTATGATCAATGGAGAACTAAAGAGGTGAATAAAGTGATTAAATTAAATTTTCAAGTACCGATAAAAGAGATAAATACTAGGGAAACTGAAGGTGAAGAAACAAAAAACCCTGATTTCATAATCGGAGGGACAGCAATCAACGCAACTACAACTTCAAACAACCATAAGTATTTAGAAGAAGAACTGGAATCGTCTGCGCATACATTGAACGGTGTTCCTTTACTCAAAGACCATAGAAACGAAGTGGATTATATCATGGGTAGAGTAAAAGAAGGCAGATACGCAGACAGCAAAGTTACATTCAAAGCGAAGGTCATAGACAAAAACGCACAAGAGATGATAAAAGACGGCAGACTGGATAGCGTATCTGTCGGCGCAACTTTGGATTCGTTTGATGAAGATGAAGACGATGGTTCTTACGTCGCAAGGGGGATAACATTCAAAGAATTAAGTTTAGTCGCTGTAGGTGCAGATGAGGGTGCAACATTCGGAGTAGCTTTGAGTGAAGCATATAAGATGACTACAGACACAAAAGAGAAAAAGGTGATAGGCATATCCAAAGAAAAAGCAGACGAAAAAGCACCTGATACGGTAACAAAAGAAGAACTAGCCGATACAGTTGCTAAAGCAGTCGCAGAAGCATTAGCTAAAGAAGCAGAAGCCAGAACACAGGCAGAAGCCGAAAAAGCTGAAGCAGACGCAAAGGAAAAAGAAGCAAAAGAGAAAAAAGCAGCCGAAGAAAAGGCAGAAGCCGATAAGACAGCCAAAGAAACAAAAGAAAAAGAAGAAGCTGAACTAAAGGCAAAAGAAAAGACAGAAAAAGAAGCTAAAGAAAAAGCTGAAAAAGAAGCCGCAGAAGCCGAAGACGCTGACGCAGAAGGCGAAGACGACGCAAGTGAAAAAGATACCGGGTATAAAATGACTGAAAGCACCGGTGCTTTGAAAGGCGGCGCTCTAACAATTGAGAGGGGATGAAAATGGCAGTAGGAAATCCACTAGGAGCCGTATGTCTGTTCGACGGTGAAAACCCAAGAACATTCACAGGCAAAGCAAGAGAGACAATTTCAGGCGGTCAGTTTGTTTACGTTTCCGGCGCAGACTCAACAGCACAGGTCGGTTCACAGGCATCAAGTTTCGCAGACGGCGACCTTGAAATCGCACTGAAAGACACATACGAGATGTGTAATGGATTGGCACTAACCAACGCAGGCTCAGAAGACCCTGTAACCATAGCAACAAGAGGAAACTACCTGGTAAAAGCAGGTGGCGCAATTTCAGGCGGAATGCTGGTTAGTTGCGAGGAAGATTGTGTACTTGCGATTTCAAGTGCAGCAGTAGGGTCAGAAATGATAGGAGTAATCGGAAGGTCACTTACTAACGCGGGAAGCGAAGACTATTGTCTTGTCGCTTTGAATCTATAAGGAGGTGAAAAAAATGACATTCAACAGAATACAGGAATACATAACAACAGACACGGGCGTTGCAGGAACCTTACTTATACCGAAAATCATAGCGCCTATATTGCGTGACGAGGCAGACAAACATCTAATACCAAAAGAACTATGCGCAATGTATTGGTCAGCATCACAGACTAAGAACTTTGGATCCAGCTGGAACGTAAACCAAGTAGACCCCAATTCAATGGACATAAGAAAAGTCGGTGAAGGCGCAGAGATACCTATGGATGCAATCGACACAGAAAACAGGGAACTCACACCAGTCAAATACGGCGTAGCTATCAGAATCACAAGAGAGATGATGGAAGATTCGCAGTTTGATATGTTCCAGAGAAATATCAAATACGCAGGTAAAAGGTTTGCAGAGAAAGAGACAGAACTCATCATAACCGCTCTGAACGCTACAACCAACACAGTAACCGGCGGCGCTGCAATCACCATCGCTAACATCGCAGAAGGTATGAACTATCTGGAAAGATACGATTATACACCTACTGATATGTTGATTGGCGACGAGGTCCTACAGGATATGAGAAACATCGACACATTCGTAGAGGCAAACAAGGCAGGCAATACCGAGATGATAAAAACAGGGTTCTTAGGGACTTTGTTCGGTATGAACTGCGCTAAGTTCAGCAGGAACGCAACACCTACACCTGGAACATACTGCAAGTATGCCTACGTCATAGACAGGGACGAATCATACACAATCGGCTATAAAAGAGATATAACCGTTGAGAACTTCGACCTGCCTACCTACGACATGACCGGCGCAGCTATTACAATGCGTGTAGATGTAAAATACCTAAGGGACTACGCTACGTGTGAGATAACAACCGAATAGGTGATTGAATGGCAACAACACCATTATCCGCAGGGAGTGTAATCGGCACAGTTGACGGGATGGCTAACGGGGTAGGAACTTCGGGAGGCATGCCGGCATACCATGTATGTATGGGAACCCCAGACAATGTGATAACAGGAACCACGGGGAGTGATATATGTTGGGATGCTGCCGGTAGACAGTTTTACATGAACGATGCCGGAACGCCGGGCGGAAGTGAATGGACAGTGTTAGCTTAATGTAAATATTGTTGGCGGGCTTGAACGGCTCGCCAGCGTTTTAACTTTTAAGGAGGTCATAATCATGGCAGGAATAAACGACGGGCTAGGAGCTGAAGAAGTCAACCAAGAGCAAGAACAAGCGTCACAGATACACATAACCGGCAGTATAACTTCAGCAAGCCAGATAAGCGGTGCAAATATCTTTTCAACCGGCGCAGTAACGGGCAGCGAAATAAACAATGCAGACGGGCTGCTTAGTATGGTGAACGGCGGAGTGGTAGCATGTGCGGCAGGCAGTGAAGGAACTGTAGAATTTGCGACTAATTTCCCGGATACAACATGGAGTATAGGCTTTGCTACAAGCGGCGCGGCATGTTCGGCAACACTACCTACAATAAGCGGGGCATTGAACGTGAGCGGTGCATTGGTAATCGGAGCAGCAAGCACAAGTTATTACTACACTGCTGTAAGGTATTAATTTATTTACCGTGAGATTTTTTGATTCTCCGGCTATTATAATCAAAGGAGGTTAAAATATGGCATATATACATAGATGGACACAACAAATACCCTACACAGGCGCATTGAGTACGGATTTGGATATAACACCTACATCAGAAATGAAGATGTCTGAACTAATATTAAGTTCGGCAACAGCGACAGCATCAACTACACTTACAGTATATAAGGATTCAAAGACAGCAGGTAATAAAGTATTTGATGGAAAATGGGGAAACAGAGACTTTGAAGGCGCAATTAAGTTCCCGATTCATGCAGTATGTACTACTAAGTTTATTGTAGTGACTTCAGGTAGCGGTGCTTATTACGCACTAATGAGATATAGATAGGTGTTAGATATAGCTGGAAAATACAAACGGATTTATTTAGGGATCGGCACAACATTGATAGGCTTATTTGCGATACTGCAATTATACGGCTTGCAGATAAACGACCTATCAGGCGATATAACATGCGCAGGCACACCCGAAGACCCATGCATAAGCTATTTTGACGTTGTTAATCCTACCGCTAAGTCTATCTATATCTATAATTACGATGAAGTCCAGTTGGATTTTTCACCAGATATAGATTATTATGAGCTGTATGTCAAGTATTACGGCAAGTGGCATTACACTAACTTCACAATGGAAACAAGATTAGGCAATATCCCGAAAGACAGGAAATATTCTTTTGTATTTCCAAGGTACTCTACTAAACATTTTAAATTAGTTGGTTTTAAGAATAATCCTACTGATGATGTTAAATGGATTGTTGGAGTAACTAACGAAGCAGAATTAGACCCACTTTGGGAAGGGATTAAAACAGATAAGATTGAATCGATAACTCAATCAGGTATGATGACTACACATACAGATTCATGGTACACGACAATTACTTCAGATACAGAAGAGTTCTACGATATAGAAAGCGTAGAATATGACGGGTATGAATTTAAAATCATTCTCAAAGTTAACGAATCATTAATAGATGAAAAGGAAAAAGAAATTAAAGACAAAGACAAGATAGACGACAAGATTAAAGTCTATGATTCAATAGACGACATTAAAGAAAAAATGTATATGAAAGTCAAAGACCATAACCGTGACACTATTTTATATACTAAAGATATTTATACTGATTATAACCGTACTACTGGTAAGAAGAATTATACTGTCTCTATGCCCGCGCGCTACATGCTCATTGACGGGAATTATACTGATAGAAAAGAAGTAACCCTAAAACTCGGCGAGAACTCAATCTACGTAACAGCAACTTTAGGCACAGATTTAAGAATAGTTTCAAACCCTTCAAACGACACTGCTTACACTTATGGGTTTGACGTAAGTGAATGTACTTCTTATTTCGGTGCGACCAATAGTTCTTATGACCTGACAAGTGATTTGGAACTGCACATGCCATTCGACAGGTGCGGTGAAACAGCAGTGTGGCAGGCGAATGACTATTCAGGCAACAACAATCACGGCGTTCCTACTAATATGAATCAGGGTTTGGATAACGGCACAAGCGGATGTACTTCATCTGGAAATATGAGCAGAGGGGTTGATTTTGACGGGGTTGATGATTATATTAATTTAGGTCAACCAACCTCTTTAGATTTTGGTGATGGCGATTTTACAATAACGTGTTGGTTCAAAAGTGGGGATGCTGTAGAGTTTTATGATAGTGGCAGTGGCAGTGCAGGGTTTGCTTATATATGGCTACAATTATTATCTGACGGTACTACCGTATTAAGAGTTGATGATGGAACTGACATGGTTCAAATAACTACGAATGGCAATGCTTATTTTGATAATAATTGGCATTATTTTGTATTTCAACGTGATGGTAATAATATAAGAGCATATATTGATGGCTCTCAATTTGGCAGTGAGGTTAGTTGTGCTTCTGTTGATTCTGTTACAAGCGGAAGAGACATATGGATAGGTAGACAAGATTATGGTAGAGATGGTGGTGGGGATTATACTGATGGCACAATCGACAATGTGCGAATCTACAGCAGGGCATTAAGCGGGGATGAGGTATATGCACTTTGGAAAATGAATGTATCAGACTACATAACAAACTACACCAGCGTGACAGACTCGGCTTGCACGTTTACGACTGTTTCAAACACAAACAACTCCTATGTGTTCAAAGTACCGGAAACAGGCGACCTGATAAGTGCGACCCCGACCTACATCTCAACTAATCTTACTATGATAGAAAGCGGCATGAACACAACAAATAGTGACTGGTTCGGGCAGGAAACCGTAAGTGTGACAAGCGAGTACTTGGGCGAGCAGAATTTAACAAGAATAAGAATAACAAACCCGTATGCCATGAACCAATACGACCTACTCTCTTTCAACCTCTCGGAGTATTACGATGATGTAAACAATATCCAGAATGTGTGGTATTCAAGTTACACGGGCAACACCGACAACTCTACCTTAAAGAGTACAAGCGATTATACGCAATGGTTTGACTCTTGCAGTCAGGGCAACACTACAGGACAAGTGTTTTGCATGAATTTCAATGAACTGCAAGGCACAACAGCGAAAGACAGTTCAGATGAGGGCAATGACGGCACAATGAATAACTTTAACACTGGCTACAACAACGACTCTTCGGGCTGGACAACTTCGGGCAAGTACGGCAACGCAATCGTGTTTGACGGGGTTGATGATTATGTTGATTGCGGAAATGATGCAAGTGTAAACATAACGGGGGAACTCACTATTAGCGCATGGGTAAAGAAATCCTCAAATACTGATTGGGGAGCTATAGTATTAAAAGGAGCAGGTAATTCTGCGGATGCGTATTTTTTAAGAGAAACAAATAATGATAAGTTCCAGTTTTTAGTAAAGTCGGGAGGGGTTAGTTATGATGCTATAAATCCTTCAGCTATAGATTTGGATGTATGGACACATATCGTTGGAGTATATGACAAAGTGAATGTTAGTATATTTATTAATGGAGTACAGGAAGAGGGAGATGCTTATACGGGGAATGTTGGCAATAATTCAAATGATTTGCTTTTTGGCAGAGATACATTTTCAGCAACACGTTATTTCAACGGCACAATCGACGAGGTAAGAATATTCAACAGGGCAAAGAGTGCCAGCGAGATAAAAGCGAGCTACGAGGCAGGCGCAGAACGACTGGGAATCATGCCAAACCAAGAGGGTGGAGTAACAGCAGGAACAGATTGGGATATATTCGTGGTGAACGGTAGTGTTTCCAGTATAGCAACAAACAGAATAGTAATGAAACCTGCTATAAACACAACAGAACCTTCATTTTGGGCAATAGACTTTGCTTTTGACGGGTCGGGCATGACTGCTTACGATACAAGTTGTGGTACTTTTGAGGCATTAAACACAACCTCAGTAACAACCCATAAGAATGGGACATACTGTATAAGTTATCCTATGGAAAATAGCTTTTATGGAAGTCAAGAAAAACAAAATATAGGACTATGGCAATTCCCGCAGAGATTTGAAGAGAATACTTATAGAACGTTTTTCACTATAAAAGAGAACTTAACCGCCGATGTTGTTATAGAACTTCCAGTAAACATAACAGAAATACTTGATAGAACAGAACTGACAGCAGACGTAAACGACACAACTTATAAAATATACAGGATAAACGAAAATGGATGGGTTTATAACGATACAGGAATATGTTTTGAACAGCCAGTAAGTATAGGCGAATGATTAATGCAAGAACAAAAACTAGTCCCAGAAGACGTATGCGAAGTCAGACATAAAGCATTAATCGAAGACATGCGGGAAGTAAAAACAGACTTAAGACTGATAACAGAACAATTAAACAAACACACAATAGAAACAGCAGGGCATACAACAGAGCTAAAGATGTGCGTGAAAACAGTAAAAAAAGGAATGGATGCAATGCAGACCAATATAAACACACTAGTCGCCAATTGTACTAAAACGAAACAAGAGCCAAAAGGCGGCATATACATAGGCAAAGCAGTCGCATTGAAAATATTATCTGTAGTTAGCGGTACAATGATATTAATATACGCAATAATATTCAAAGGCGACCCCGAACTTGTAACCACTTCAGCAATAAAGATACTAGGCGGCTAACATGGCAGAAAGATACATAACAACAGCAGAAGTAAGCGACATAATGAACAACTTAGACCAGTTAGAAGCGTTCAAGTGCTTAGGTCGAATGTCAGATTACGCAGAAAGATACGAAAAACAACTAGCATTAAGATACAGATGGAGGGAAACGCATGACAGCAATTAATCTAAACACGGTGGGAAGCATAGCAATACATCTTGACGATACTTTAAGTCTGCCCGCCGCAGTTTCAGGAAACATGGTGGAAATAGTAGACTTACAGAGGCAGTATGTAGCTAATTATGCAGGTGTGACTATTGGCTCGAATAACATTGACGCTAAATACAGACCTGCGATAGTCGCATTTTCTTCAGCTGACGCAGTAGACCTAAAGCAAGCCCAGTCAGGAGGAGAAAAGCTAAAACTTGCAGAGCTATCCATAGACGACAGTGGCGATACTATGAACGCCAAGCAGTTTCGGCTCATGGGCGAGATGAACCTCAAAAGCATCGGTAAGAAATTTCAGGTCGCTAAAAGTTTTTCGTGAATATTATGGGCATCGCAAACAATTTGAGCGCAGGATTCAGCAGTCTAATGGAAAAGGCAGGCAAACCAATAACTATCAAATACTTCTCACAGACAGTTGGAAGTGTTTGGGAAGATGATATTTCACTTACAGAAATAGCGGGCTCACAGGTTTTAACTTCAGGAATCGTACTGCCATTATCAACAAGAAACAGGTTCAATTCAGAAGATGTAATGCTAATAGAACAAGGCAAACTACGCGCCCAAGACCAAAGGCTATACGTCAACGGATCATTGGACTTCACAGGCACAGGCAGTAATATAAGCGTGAAAATCGTCATGGGAACAGACAGTTTTACTATTGTTCCTCTGGGCGGCATACCTTACGAGGTCGAGAACACACAAATCTACAAAAAGACATACATTCGGATTTTACCGACTGGGTCGTTATTGGGAGAGGAATAGAATGGCAAAAGGAACCAGTGTTAAGATATTCGGGATAAAAGCAACCCAAGCGCGATTACTGGCAAGTTCGATAATGGTAAAAAGAACATCAGAAACAGGGCTGAAAAAGGCAGGCATGCACTTGCAGAACGAAGTAAAAAGCTCAATAGCAGGCAGAAGAGCAGAGCCTACAAGCGTAGACACCGGACGATTCCTTAACTCTGTAGACATGATAAGCTCAAAAACAACAGCAACAGTATATAGTCCACTTGAATATTCAAAATACTTGGAATTTGGCACAAGCAGAATAACAGCCAGAAAACATTTCAACAACTCAAAAGACCGTAATAAAGCTAAAATAATAAGTATCATTAAAGACAATATAAAGGTATAGTCCAAGCGAGGGCTATATTTTGCTAAGCGAGGCGATAGATATAGTAGTAGAATCTGGAACAATGTCAAGAGATATCCTTTTTTTTGTAAAGGACACCATAAACTCTGGTGTGACAGACCCATTAACAGCAACCAGAAGCAAACCGTCTAAGTTTGTAATGACATCATACCCTCATAAATTCGTGCAATACCCGCTTATAACTGTTAAAATTTCTAATTATAACGCGGTATCTTCCGGTATGCAGACTAATGCAATGGACGTAGTACTCACTATGGAAGTAAGGGTCTGGGCTAGGAACCAAAAGGAAAAGGACGAACTGGCAAACGATTGCTATAAAGTACTAAGAGACGCGCAATTCACAGCTAGTACGGGCAGTATAGCGAATTATCTTTATGATTTTGCTCTTTTGAGTGCAGTTGAGGTATCAGAGGACGGCGAAAACCAGCCGAAATCGAGGATACTTGAAGTACAATATAAATTTTTCAATATTTAGAGGTGAAACGAATGGCAGATAAAGACGAATTATCATGGATACGAGAACATGAACCCTGGAGAATACTAGACCACAAACTAAAACGAAACATAACCCCAACAGAGCAAGAGCTTTATGACTTGACTAAAGTTGAACAGATTAAGATACTAAACAATCATGGAGTTAAAACAGTACCAAAATACGAAAAAGACAGAGTAGAAAAGATAATAAAAATACTAACAGGAGGCGATTAGCGTGGCAAGATTTATAGGAGATCAGAATAAAATTGTAGGAATACACGAAAGCGGGACTTATGCGCATAATTGTGCAGGAACAGACACAGTAGCAGGTAGTACATTTTGGATAGGGCAGGTTACAGAGAATTCAATAGATGATGCTGAAAATCGTATTGAAGACAGATACATGGGAACAGGAAAACGAACATACGACACAATGGAATTAGGGCCTAATGACGTAACAGGCACTTTAACGTACCACCCGCATGATATGAGGCTGTTGTTCTATGCAATCGGCTCAATAGTTGAGGTTTCAGGCGCAACAGCAACCACATGCACACACGCAGTAAGCGAAGTCAACAGCGATGTATGGCAAAGCCCGTTCACAAGCGGTACAAACACCCATCCCGCGCCTATGAGCTTCACACTTGAAGATTCCAAGCAATCACCTGGAACTGGAAGAAACTTCATAAGGACACTCAAAGGCTGCACCACAAATGTAACTACATTGACACTGGCACAGGGCGAGAAAGCAACAATAGACGTAGATTACATAGCAGAACATTTACTGCCAAGCTCAGGAACAACCACAACATTAGTGAATAGCGGTCTGTCTACTGATGCATTGAAACAATCATTAGCGCCTTATATGTGGGAGCATTCATTGCTTACACTTGCAGGCAGCCCGATGGACACATCAACAAATATTAGTTTAGAGATAAACGAAAACAAGGTAGGCAAGCATTACAATAACGGCAGCAGAGTTATAGGGGTTCCTTACGGCGGCAACAAAGACTACACTTTGAACGTGACCATGGACTTGGACGGTCAGGATGCGATGTGGCTATATGAACAATACTACAAAGGCGGCAGTACATTTAACGGAACTCTTGACATGAACGCAGATATAACCGCCGTCGGCAGCAAACACACAACTTTAATATTCAGTGGATGCGAAGTAACAGACATGCCAAACCCAAGTACGGCAGATGCAGAGACAACCGAAACTACACTTGAAATCAGACCGCAAACAGTTGCAGGCTCAAGTTGGGATAGGACACATTTATATGGGGTTTGGTAGTAGTTACACATAAGTAGTAAGCAAATAGGAGGCAATAATATGACGATGTTAAAAGTAGAAGATATAACATTCGCTCGCGGAGAAGGCGGGCGACTTATCCCCCAAATTGTACCTTTAGAGACATTTAAAACCCCGGATGGAGAAGAAAAACCAACAATAAAAGCGATTCCGTTATCGAAAGGTCAATTAAAAGAAGTAACCACATTGGCAAAATCAAAAATACCAAAAGATAAAGAGATGGCAGATAAGAAAGTAATAAAAATAGGATTGATAGAGCCGAAACTGACAGACGAACAGATAGACGGAGAAGACGTTGTACCCTCTTATGTAAATGCAATAGGAATAGCCATCATGTCTATCAGTCTGGGTATAAGCCAAGAAGAGATTTTAGAACAGTTTAAGCAATCAACATTACAAGCTGCAATCCAGGACGCCGAAGCTGAACTAAAAAAAAAGTCAGAGAAGACGATTTAGAACTATGGCTGCACACCACAGGCTATGACGTCTTCACAATCCCTAATCTTACATACCCGGAAATAGGGCGGCTTATAGACACAAAAAACAGGGAAATCAAGAAGAAAAACAGGGAAGCAAAAAAGGCAGAACGAAAATCTAAATCCAAGAGACGATAAAATGGCAATAGCTGAAATGTTAGGCGGGAAAGGAGTAAGCGTAGTGATATCCGCAGTTGACAACTTCAGCCGGACATTTGGAATCGCGCAGACCAAGATGGCGGCCTTCAAACCGGCAGGTATTGCGATAGCGGCAGGGTTCGCGGCAGTCGGCGCAGGAATAGCGGGGGTGGCGGCTGTTACTGTCAAAGAAGCCATAAAATTCGAGAGCGCATTTGCAGGCGTTAAGAAGACAGTTGATTTGACAGCAGAAGAGTTTGATATATTAAATCAAAGTTTAAAAGACATGACAAAAGAAATACCAAAAAGTTATGTGGAATTGGCATCTATCGCAGAGATAGCCGGGCAGTTAGGAGTAGAGGGCGTAGACAATATCACCACGTTTACGGAAACCATTGCCGATATTGGCGTAACTACCAACATGACCGCAGAACAAGCAGCGACAGACTTTGCGCGGTTTGCTAATATCATGGGTATGCCTATCAGCGAAGTAGACAGATTAGGATCAACGGTTGTAGATTTAGGTAATAATCTCGCAACTACCGAATCTGAAATTGTAGATATGTCTATGAGAATTGCCGGCGCAGGAAGTACCTTAGGAATGACTGAAGGACAGGTAATGGGCTGGGGCGCGGCTTTAAGCTCTATGGGAATAAGAGCAGAAATGGGCGGTACTGCTATCTCTAAATTGATGATAAACATAAGCGCTATGGTCTCAACAGGTTCAGAAGAATTAACAGGATTCGCAGAGACGGCAGGCATGACCACCGAAGAATTCAGCAAACTATTCAAGGAAGATGCATCTGCCGCATTACAGGCATTCTTTAACGGGCTTGGAACTATCAAAGAACAAGGCGGAGATGTGTTGTCTGTTTTAGAAGAATTAGACATTAAAGAAGTAAGATTAAGAGATGCCACTTTGAGATTAGCAAGCGGAAGCGATACACTAAATGATTCTTTGAATATCCAAAAAAAGGCATGGGAAGAGAACACGGCACTGTCAGAAGAAGCAGAAAAAAGATATGCTACTTTAGAATCGCAGATACAGATAGTAAAAAATGAGTTTATGTTACTTGCAGTTGAGATCGGCGAAAAGCTCATGCCGATAGTCAGAGACCGATTATTGCCGTTCCTTAAAGACGACTTAATGCCTGCGATTAGTAGTGTTGTGTCTGCTGTTGAAAATCTGATTGATGGATGGAAGAATCTTAGCCCTGAAATGAAAGGCGCAATCAAAATAGGGCTTGCAGCCACTACAATGGTATTAGGATTAGTTGTGGCGGCGGGGGTATTGTCTGTTGTCATGGGCGTGTTATTATCTCCTATTCTTCTTGTTGCTGTTGCTATCGGCGCATTGACGGCTGCAGGATATTATCTCTGGAAAAACTGGGGTAAGATAGGAATAGGCATTGAGAATATATTTATCGGAATTAAGAACACTGTGGTTTCAGTATGGAATGGTATCGTAAATACTATCGCCACAAGCATCAATAAAGTAATCGGCATGATTAATAAGCTTATCAGAGGTTACGATAAAATCGCAACTAAATTAGGTGTTGGTAAAATAGGGGAATTAGGCTATGCAGATTTAAGCCGATATAAAGCAGAACTGACACCATACAAGACCTACACCGCGCCCAGAGATACATATACTCAATCAAAAAAACCAGATACAATCATAAACATCAACAACCTAAACGGATTCAATGCAAGAGACATAGCAGAACAGCTACAGGAAGAATTAAACAAGAAAATAAGCATGGGATAACATGAATACATTACTAAGAAACTCAAACGAAAAAGAGATAACAAGAATACTAGATTTTGTCCCTGGAATCTTAGAAGAAGCAACAGACATACATTCTTTTTACAAGTCACAGGCACGAATAAATAACCTATATAGGCGCGCGAAAGGAATCACGAAAATGAGTTATATGGATAGATATTCATCTGAATCTATCGAAGAAGAATTTACCAAAACACGAAAAGAACTGGATGATATTTATTACAAAATCATAGGCGAATAGAATGAGATGGCAAGATGTTTCAAAGATATTAGCAGGTTTAAGCACAGTCGGCGTAGTCGGACTGTTCTCTTATTTGTTTTTATTGACAGGTATGGAATACACGCATTCAGGGGATAGTGATTGTAGTTATGTGGACGGAATCTATCAGTGCAATGCGACAATAAACATAACCACAAAGTTTTGGAACTTTGAATTTGAACATCTAAAAAATGATAGTTATATTTATCTGCCTGCAAACCTGAAAGACTTTACTGGAAAACTGATAAGATACAAAGCAGGAGATTTAGATTTTGTGCCAGCAGTATATAAGAAATCCACTTATGGGAGAAAGCTATGGGTTAAT